AAAATCTGAGCCTCAATTAAAGAATTGTTTTATTGTAGCTGATAGGTTAAAAATACCTTTAAGAGAAGTTTTACAAATGGAAGAATGGGAGTATAACCATTGGTTAGGCTATCTTTTATTAGAACAAGAAGAACATGAAATGGCTATGAATAAAGCAAGGCACAAATAATGGCACAAAATTTAGTATTAAATATATTAGCAAGAGATAAAACTAAACAAGCATTTAATGGTATTCGTGCTGGATTAACAAATTTAAGAAGTGCAGTTTTTTCAGTTCAATCAGCATTAGTTGGTATAGGTGCTGGTCTTGTTGTAAGATCATTTATTAAGGTTGGTGCAGAGGTAGAAAGTCTTGGAATTAGATTTAATTTTTTATTTGGAAATGTCAAAGAGGGTACAAAAGCATTTGATAATTTAGTTGACTTTGCATCAAGAGTACCTTTCTCTCTTGAAGAAATAGCATCTGCATCTGGAAATCTAGCAGTTGTCTCAAAAGACGCAGACGATCTATCAAGAATATTAAAAATTACTGGTAATGTAGCAGCAGTTACAGGATTAGATTTTCAAACAACAGCTACACAAATTCAAAGATCATTTGCTGGTGGTATTGCCTCTGCAGATATTTTTAGAGAAAGAGGTGTAAGAGCATTGTTAGGATTTAAAGCTGGTGCAACAGTATCAGTTGAGCAAACAATCAAAGCATTTGAAGATGCCTTTGGAGAGAATGGTAGATTTTCTAAAGCAACAGAAGTTTTATCTACAACATTTACTGGTACACTATCAATGTTAGGCGATAAATTATTTAAATTTAGAAGAGATACAAATGAGGCTGGATTTTTTGATTTTATTAAACAAGCATTAGTAGATGTAAATAAATTAATAGAAAACAATGATCAATTATTAAAAAAATTAGCACAACAAACATCTGACTTTATGATTAATGTTACTAAAAATGTTCTTATTGGTGGAGCAGTTTTATTAGATACATTAAGACCTGTATTTCAAATGATAGGAAAAGCAATAGGTGGAATTATTCAATCAGTTAAAGCATTACCATCAGGAATTAGAGAACTTGGTATTGTAGGTTTTTTAATGTTAGGTGGTCAAGGTAAACTGCTTGTTGTTACTATAATGGCAACAATAGATATTATTCGTAGTGCACTTGGCTCAATACTAGAAACTTATGTTACTATATTGGAAAAAATTAACTCTGGATTAAGAAAGCTAAAATTAATTAGTCACGAAACTTTTGTGGATAATTTAATTACATTTGACCAGATGTTTGCCACTGCACAAAAACTTAAAACACCATTAGAAGTTATTAATCAACAATCTAGTGAAACAAAAGAAAATTTTGGAAAAGCAGAAAAAGCAATTAGAGAATTTTTAAAACAATTAGAAATAAATGCAAAAATATCAAGAAAACAATTTAACGATATGATGAACGCACTTGATAGTGCAGATAAGTCAGCTAAAGAATTTGGTTTAAGTCTTGCAAAAATTAAAGATAATGTTTTACAACAATTTAAAAAAGACTTTGAGTCTATTAATACTACAATAGCTAAAATGGCAACAAATAGTTTAAAAGCTTTTTCAAGAAGTTTAGCAGAGGCAATTGTTTTAGGTAAAGATTTAAATATGTCTATGAAAGAACTAGCACAAAAAATATTAGTAGATTTATTAGCTTTTACTATCCAAATTGTTTTACAAGAATTAATTAGAAAAGCCTTATCAGGAACTATATTTGATAAATTCAAAAAACAAAAAGATGTTTGTGAAGACATTTTAAATATTAATATAAGTCAGGCTACAGCTGAGGCAGTTAAACTTGCTTTAATGCAAAAGCAAACAAAAGAAATGGAAAAACAAAAAAAAATACAAGGTATGACAATGTTAATGTCAGGTAATCCTCTTGGATTTTTAGGGTTTATGTCTAAAGGTGGTGCAGTATCAAAAGGAAAACCAGTTGTTGTTGGCGAAAGAGGTGCTGAATTATTCATACCAAATAGTTCAGGACAAATTACACAATCAGCAAGAGGTACATCAGGTGGTTCTGTTAATGTTAATTTTAATATAAGCACAATAGATTCACAAGGATTTGATGATGCATTAACCCAAAACAGAGGTACAATAACTGCAATAATAAACAATGCATTAGCAGAAAAAGGTAGAGGAGAATTAATATAATGTCAGGTGCATTTCCAATATCTAATTCAAAATTTGAAACAATGGGTATTAAGTCTGTTCAAAATACAATTCTTTCAAAATCAATAAATGGAAAGAAACTTGCTAGAATTGTAGATAACCAAAGATTTGGATTTACTGCAAAAATTATTACAGGTAAAAGATCAGATATTTATGGTGAGTTGATGGCTTTTATAGTTAAACAAAGATCAGGTAAAGAAGATTTTACAATAGTTCCTCCTGAAGTTAAAAATGCTAGAGGTAATATTAGTGGAACAGTTTTAGTAAATGGAGTACACGCAGTTGGAGACACAACAATAGCAGTAGATGCTATGACAGGATCTTTAAAAGCAGGAGATTTTATAAAATTTGCACATGATAAAGTTTATATCGTAGTAGCAGATGTTACTGCTGATGGATCAAATGAGGCTACAGTAACAATTGAGCCACCACTAATAACAGCATTAGCAGATGATTCATCTGTTACTTATGATAATATTCCTTTTACAGTTCATTTAACAACAGATATTCAAGAGTTTGGAGCAATAGGTGTTAATAAAGATGGAGATTTATTATATCAATTTGAGTTTGATGTAGAAGAATCTTTATAATGGTCAAATATCTTATAAAACATTGGGTCAATGTTGATGTAATAGCTGAAAAAGTAGTAGATGAGTCAGAAGTAAATACAAAAACTAATGATTTGGGCAAAAATAAAACTCCTGATGGAACTTTTAGCTTTGTTATGATAAATAATAGTGAGAAAATAAATAGAACAACTTACGAGGTTTATGACGAGAACATTAACAACAGCAGTAAAAAATCAATTAGCAACGAATGAAATTACACCTTTTCATTTATTAACTATTAATTTTGCAACTCCTGTAAATTTAACAGATAATAGTTTTGATTTAACTTCTTCAATTTCAGGATCAAGCACTACTTATTCTGCGTCTGCTTTTATAGTTTCTGTACCGAGTTTTACAGAAGAAACAGACTTAACAAAAACAACTCTTACAATAGATTTATCAGGTGCAAGTACAACTTTTATTTCAACTTGTTTAAGTGAAAATGTTGTAAACGATAGTGTTATTATATACAGAGGTTTGTTAGACTCAAACAATGCAATCATTGCTGATCCAATATTATTATATCAAGGAACAATAGATACTTTTGCTATTAGTGAGGCAGAACAAGATTCTGCAGTATCTTTAAGTGTTGTATCACACTGGGCAGATTTTGATAAAAAGTCTGGAAGAAAAACAAATAACAATTCACAAAAAAGATTTTTTAGTACGGATGTAGGTATGGATTTTTCTAGTCAAACTGTTTTAGATATTAAGTGGGGTCGTCCATAATGGGAATAATAAAAAAAATTAAAAGAGCAGTAAAAGGAGCAACTAAAATTTTAAGAGTACAAAGAGTATTTTCTTTTTTAAGTAATATAAATCCTTGGGTTGCATTAGGTATATTTGCAGTTGGTTGGTTAGCTTTTAGATCTAGAAAACCTGATGCACCTGATTATGGAACTTCTGACTTTGATGAAACTGAAAAAGGTATTTTACTTAATAAACAGTCTAATGATGCATCAATTCCTGTAATATATGGAGAGAGATTAGTGGGTGGCACTAGGATATTTGTTGAATCTTCAGGAACTGATAATCAGTACCTATACGTAGCTTTAGTATTAGCAGAGGGTGAAGTAAACTCTATTGAGCAAATAAAAGTCGATGACAAAGTAGTAACATTTGATGGTGCATTAACACATGGCACAGCTAGAGAAGTAGCAAGTAGTGATAGTAATTTTTACAAAGACTCTACAAGTCATATACAAATACAAGCATTTATGGGAACAGATGACCAAGTAGCATCAAGTGTTTTAACACCTTTATCATCATGGGGTAGCAATCATAGGTTAAGAGGTATTTGTTATTTAGCTTTAAGATTTAAATGGAACCAAGATGTATTTTCTGGAATACCTTTAGTGCAAGCTAAAGTAAAAGGTAAAAAAGTTGTGTTTTATAATTCTAGTCTTGCTGCTCAAACAGCTGCACATAAAACAAATCCAGCTTGGTGTTTATTAGACTATCTTACAAATGAAAGATATGGAAAAGGAATTGCAGTTGCAAATATAGATTTACAAAGTTTTTATGACGCATCAGTAGTTTGCGAAACACAAGTAACACCATATTCAGGTGCAAGTGATATAAACATATTTGATTGTAATGCTGTAGTAGATACTTCAAAAAAAGTGATAGATAATGTAAGAGACATTATTAAAGGATGTAGAGGTTACTTGCCTTTTGTACAGGGTAAATATAAATTAATTATAGAGGCAACAGGATCAGCATCAGTATCATTTAATGAAGATGATATAATTGGTGGATATGCTTTAGCCTCTCCATCTAAAAATTCTAAATTTAACAGAGTGATTTGTAGTTTTGTAAATCCAGATCGTAACTATCAAGTAGATGAAGTACAGTTTCCTCCAGTTGACGATTCAGGATTAGCCTCTGCAGATCAACACTCAACAATGAAAACAGCAGATGGTGGTTTTTTACTAGAGGGTAGGTTTGACTTTAGAACTATAACGTCTCCATATCAGGCAGAAGAAATGGCAGAAATTATATTAAGAAGATCAAGAGAGTCTTTAGGTTTAAATTTAGTTGTTGGATTTAAAGGCTATGAACTACATATTGGAGACATTGTAAGTGTCTCAATTTCAGCATTAGGATTTAGTTCTAAATCATTCAGAGTTTTAGCTATTACTTTTAATGAAGATTATACAATTTCATTATCATTAGTAGAATATAGTGCTAGTCATTATACATGGGCATCTAAAGCACAAGCTACTGCAACACCATCAACTACTTTACCTAATCCATTTGTAGTACAACCACCAGCAAGTGTAACTTTATCAGATACTCTAGTTGAGTATAATGATGGTACAGTAATTGTAGCTTTAGATGTAGCTATTGGTGCAACACCAGACCAATTTTTAGACTATTATCAAGTAGAATATAAATTAAGCACAGATTCAAATTTTATTATTTATGCTCAAGGGTCAGGATTAAATCATAGAGTTTTAAATGTTATAGATCAACAGACATATGACGTAAGGGTTAAAGCAGTAAATAATATTGGTTCCTCGTCAAGCTATGTCACAGCACAGAGAAAAATTGTAGGTGCAATATTACCACCAAGCGATGTGTCTGATTTTTCTTGTAATATTACAGGACAAGATGCTCATTTGAGTTGGACAGCTATTACAGATTTAGATTTAGCATTTTATCAAATTAGATATGCTTCAGAAACAGATGGAACTGCTGACTGGCAAAACTCTGTTAATTTAGTTACAAAAGTTTCAAGACCAGCTACATCAATAACTGTACCAGCAAGAGCAGGCACATACTTAATAAAAGCAGTTGATAAACTAGGAAATTTTTCATCAAACGCAACAGCTATTATTTCTAATGTTACAGATGTTTCTGGATTTAATGCAATCACTACTCAAAATGAACACCCATCTTTTAGTGGAACTTTAACAAATACAGTGATAACAGATAATGCGATTGAATTAGATTCTTCGGAGTTGTTTGATTCTGCAAGTGGAGACTTTGATGACGAGACTACTAGATTTTTTGATTCAGGTGTTGCTAATGCAGACTTTAATACAAGTGGTAATTATGAATTTGCAGATGTTATTGATATAGGTGCAAAACATACTGTAAGAATAACAGCATCTTTGACTCAAACATCAGACAATCCTGATGACCTGTTTGATAATAAAAGTGGTAATTTTGATTCTGCTAGTTCAAACTTTGATGGAGATACACCAGCAAATTGTGATGCACATATAGAAATAGCAACTAGCGATGATAATTCTACATTTACATCTTTTCAAAATTTTGTAATTGGTAATTATACAGCTAGATATTTTAAATTTAGAGTTGTTTTAACATCAACAGACCAAGCATCTACACCTGTTGTATCTGAGGTTTCTGTTACAATAGATATGCCAGATAGAATATTTAGTGGAAATGATATTGTTAGTGGTGCTGGAACTAAATCAATTACATTTACAAATCCTTTCAAAACTGCTAATTATGCAGTTGGAATTACAGGACAAGGAATGGCAACAGGAGACTATTTTTTAGTGGAAAGTAAAACTATAAATGGATTTAATGTAACATTTAAAAATAGTTCAAATACTGCGATTTCTAAAACATTTGATTTTATTGCAAAAGGATTCTAAAAGGAGTATAATTAATTATGGCACAACATGATATGAATATTGCGAATCAGTCGTTTCCTAGTTTTCGTACTGATTTAAATAACGCACTAACAGCACTTAATACAATGCACTCTGGAACATCAAGACCTAGTGGTGCAGCTGTTGGAACTTTATGGCTTGATACTACAAATTCAGGCTCAAATAGTTTAGAAATTAAATTTTTTGATGGATCAGATGATATTTCATTTGCTACTGTTAATACATCAGCAAACACAATTAATTTTATAGATAGTACAGTTTCTTTTGATATTGTTAGTGATACATCTCCACAATTAGGAGGAGATTTAGATACAAATTCAAATAACATTAAAATAGACGATGCTCATTTTATTGCAGATGATGATGGAAATGAACAAATAATATTTCAAAAAACAGGGTCAGCAGTAAATGAATTAGAAGTTACAAATGCAGCAACAGGTGATCCACCTATTTTAGGAGCAAGTGGAGAAACTAATGTTGATTTACATATTAAACCAAAAGGCTCTGGAGAAGTTGTTATAGGAACAGGTGGAGCAGCAGCAACTCTAACAACAAGTGGAGCACATGATTTAGTTTTAGATACAAATAGTGGAACGAACTCAGGAAACATTA